GAATGTTTAGCGGTTGGGATTGTGTCGTCATTTTGTTTAGCTGTTCGCGGGTGTTGGTAACAGCTTGCTGCCTGTCCAGCTGTTCGCGGGTTTCGCGGTTAGATAACACTATGCCGCTGGTGGATGGGATCATCAGCTCAGGCCCACGTTCGCCCACGATGTAGGGCTGGTTTGCGCTGACTGGGCCGCCGTTAGCCCGAAGACCGCCTCTTGAAGCTATGTCCGCAAAAATATCGCCACCACCGCCACCGCCGCCACCGCCAAAGGCGCTCCCAAGTATGTTTAGCGCCTTCATCACCAACGCCTTAGCAATCATCTGCGTGGCCATGTCGATAAAGGCTTTACCGATGTTGGCGAACATGTTACTAAAAGCTTCCTCTACCGAACCAGTGCCCGTGACAATTGACTGCACAGCAGATGACATTGCAGTTGCGGCTTCGTCTGCGATAAAGCCGTACTTCTCCATTAACTGTTTCTGACGCAATTCCGCCTGCTCTACTTGGTTTAAAACCGGTAAAAGCTCTTCAAGTTTTTGTCTACGTTCTTCTAAACTTTTTATGTTGTCCGCAATAATTTCATTGCTGGGGTCCGCTTCTAGCTGTTTGTTTAAAATATTTACTTGAGTGTCTATGTCTCTGTAGACGTCTTCTGTTCGACGAAGTTGTTCGATTCTAAGATTTAACATGTCTGAGTCGTCGCCTCCAAATGGCGAAGCAATCCTGCGTTCCACGTCCGCAATATTGCGTGTAAAGCCCCGCTCAATATCGGCAGTTTCTTCTGCTTGCTGTAAGGCGTTAATTTCTTTTTGTACTCTAAGTTGCTCTTTTTGCTGTCGTACTTGTTGTAATTGAGTAGCGTATATGCGTTCAAGAGTGTCGTATTGCGTGTTATACGTGTTAAACAAATACTCTGCTTCTTTTTGGGATTTTGCTTGTGAACTTTGCTGCTGGTATTGAATATCTAATAGCCGAGTTTTGAGGAGAAGTTCGTATTCAAGGGCCTTTTCGCTTTCCTCTAAAAACGCTTTTTCTCCTTCAAATACACGGGTACTTTCTAACCCCGCCCTGCTACCCGCAAGTAAAGATTGTATATTTCCTACTTGAGCCGAACTAGTACCTCTGGTTCGTGCTTCTAATTCACGCTGAACTCTTTTTACTTCTGCGGCTGCTTTTCTTGCGGCTTGCTCTGCTTCTCTAGCGTCTGCTTCCTGCTTTCTTTTTCTAGCTTGCTCTACTTGATTGATTCTTTCTACAGCTTTTAACTGCGCTTCCAGATAAATTAAGTTTAATTTTAATGGGTCTCCCTGCGCCTTTAATATCTTATTGCGTATTTCCTCTGCGGCTACGTTTTCCATTGCTGCTACAACCTGTTCATCAAGTAAATCACCGTTATTTTCCGCAATAATAAGTTTTTGTTCTAACGTTACTATTGAACTGGATGTTTCTGCGTTTATAGCAGCTTGTAGATCTCTTTGTGCTTGTTTAATTACCTGTATTTGTTGTTCTTCTTCTGCAATTTTTTGTAACGCTGCTATTTGCTCGTTAAGTTGTTGTACTTTTTGCGGATCGCCCCCAAATAAAAGACCTTTGTCAAAGCTGTCTCTTTCTTCCTGTAATTTCCTTATTTCGGGTGTTGTACCTTCTTTATTAGCCAACCTTACAGTTTCAACTTGTTTTGTTACAGCGCTTAAAATACCTAGTTTGTTTATAAATTCTGCTGTACTTGCAGAAACCGCTGTAAAAGCTTTGGTAAGTTCGGTACTTAGGTTAGATGTGTCTTGCCCAAATTCTTTTAGTGCGGTAACGCCGTCATCACCGATTACAGTTGCTAGCTGCGCTGTTGCTACTGCTAACGCTTTTTCTTTACCTAAAACTTTTTCTATGTCTTGGGTTAGTAGCTCAAATGCTGTGCCGCTTTCTCCTGCAGCTGCAGTTACCGCTCCAATGTCAGCTGTTAGTGGGTTGAGAGCTTTACCTAGCTCCGAGGCGCTATTAATTAGGTTGTCAACTGCCGCTCCAACCGCAGTGCCTACTAGCGACAGTCCAAAGCCAAACTGTCCTCCTGCAAGTCCGCCTAACGCGCCGCCAGCAGCACCGCCTACTGAGGCACCGGCTCCTTGGCCAAAAAGCAGTGGGAATGCACCACCGATAATTGCGTTGCTTGCGGCGCCCTGTAATCTCTTGTTTCGAGCTGTGCGCTGTTTAGCGGCAGGACTGCCTGGGATGCCTACTGCTCCGCCAATCGGGCTGGTCTGGCCTGTAAGGGTTAAAGCTTGGCTTCTTGCTTTGCGTTTATCGGCTGAAGCTTTTAAACGCTTGTCAAAGTCATCTAAACCTTCTTTGTTATTTCGCTTGATGCGTTGGAGCAACTCATCCTGTTTTTTGCCTTCTATTTCTGCCGCCTCTAAAACGGCGTCTATTTTTTCAGTGCGTAACTTTCTAATGAAATTTCTTTCAATGTTGAATAGTTCGTCTTGGTATTTTTTTAAAGCTGCAAATTCTTCTTGGTTGGCTTTGCTTTTTAGTGCAGCTTCCTTTGCGAGATCTTCTGCACGCCTAGTACGGTCTTCTTTTTGGCGGCGGGCGGGACTTCTGTTGTCAATACTGGAGCTAATTGTCTCCCCGCGTGCCTCTGCGGCTAAAGCTTTGACTTCGTTAGCGCCACGAACCAGTGCTTCCTGAGCGTCTACCTGCTTATTTTTTTCTTGTGCGGTTTTTTTATTTAAAGCAAATAGCGCCTCTTGAAGCTTTAATTCGTCTTCCTGTACGGCCTTAAGCCTTGCAACACGGCCCCCTACTTCAGAGCTTTGACCTACTAAATCTGGCGTTCCAAGAGCCTTTCTTATTTCGGCATTTAGCCTGCGTTGAGCTTGTTCAATATTTTGATTAAGGTCTAGTTTTTTTTCTAAAGCAGATACGCCTCGCTCTTCTAGACGCTGGAGCGCACGCTTTATCTCTAATTCTTCAGCAGCTTGAGTAGATTTAAAAGATTCGCGTCTTTTTCTAGTTTCAATGCTGTTTCTACCCTTGCTGGCTTCTAGTTCTGATACGTTTACGCCTGATACTTGACGTAGTAGGTCTTTCTGTTCTCTAAGTTCATCGTTTAGACGAGCGTTAACATTTACTAATTTATTGGCTATTTTTACAGCTGTGTCACTGCTGGAATTAAATCTGTCTAAGTTTGTTTGTAAATCTTTTTTTCTGCGAGAAAGTTCTGATACCGTCTCAGAAATATCAAATAACTTTTTTCGGTAAGCTTCTATAATTTCTGTCTTAAATTGTTGGTCAAACGACGCAAAGCTGTCATCGAACGCTCCAGTAAGTTCGCTGTACGTGTTAAGTAGGCTTTGTAATGGGACTTTTGCAGCTGCTGCAGATGCGGCTAACTTTATTAATCGTCCTGTAGCTGTAGCTATTTGGGGTCCGAATGCAGCAAATGCAACAGTGCCTGCTGCAATTTGAGCTGTTAGAAGGGGTTGAGCAGCAACTAACTCAATAACGTTATTTGTTAAACCAGTTATAGAAGCTGCAGCTTCACTTATAGGTGACTGCAGTGCTTTAAAGTTATTGGCAAAAGCTAGAACTTGCGCTCCTGCTGCCGCTGCGCCGAGGGCTGCAAAATTTTTGCCTACAAAAAGAACAGCTTTACCAGTGTCCTTAATTGTGTTTTGTAATACGTTAAACGACCTTACAGCTTGCTGTATGTCCCTTGTTCCTATGGCTTTTATTTTAATTGTTGTATCTTGTATGTCCTCTAAAGCCTTTGCTACCCTTTGGACACCTTTTAACGCCTGCTCTACAGAAGCTTTTACAGCAATCTCAGCATTATACTGAGCCATCGACCAATGCCCTATTGTTTTTTCAGTCTAACGGTGTCTGCGGGACTTCTCCAGTTCTTTCTCTTGGTCTTCGTTTAGGATCTGGAAGTAGACGCTCCAGCCAATCAGCTCCTCTGCTGTCATCGTGGTGCGGACTTCGGTCAAGCTCATGCCAAGCTCTTTGGCAACGCCAAATTGCAGCATGAGCCAGTTGTCTTTACGAAGTTCCGCAACTAGGATTTTGGGTCCATTGGCTCTTCGTTTTCATCGCTAAGAATGGCCAGCATCAAAGACTGCAGATCGCTGTCCTTGACTTCGTTTTTTAAAATATCAATTTCACCGGCAGAGAAAAGCTTCGCGCCGCTTTCGTCCTGTGCTTTTGCAATTAACAGCTGTAGTGCAAACGCTCCAGCGTCGTCAGATTTGGCTTGCTTCTGGGCTCGTTCACGTTCAGCCATGGTTAGCGGGCTGATCCACATTTCAAATGTGGTGCCGTCAGACAGCTCAACTTTGCGCTTGCTTGGCTGGAGATTTGCTGCTTTACGCAACCGGTCAATGGCGCGAGTAGATCCAGCGGGCATGATTTGTACTTGACTATAAAGTAATTATAGCGTAGCGCATTAAAAAACCCCGGCAAAAACCGGGGCTAAATGTCTACTCAAGTAGCACTTTATCAAGTCTGGCTGAAGTCGAAGCTTGGGGTGCCGGATGGACGGAAGCTTACGCTTACAGACTGTGCGTCGTCAGGGGTGACGTTCATGCTGGCAGAAGTCAGCACTGCTTCAAACTCGATGGAACGGCTTGCGGCCTCGTTTACTGAACCGCCGCTGAACACTTGGTCGGTGTAAAGCTTGAACGCAGCACCAGTTTGGTTGCGCTGAAGCACGTCCTCGATCATGCGGTTGCTGAGGGAAGCATCCTCGTCGGTCATGTAGACCGTTGCGCTGCCCGTACCATCGCCGAAACCGGAGATGTAGCTGCGGAATGGAACGTACTGGCCGGGGGTTTGGCCGATGGTGGTTACATCGATTTCAGCACGGTTGATTTCAAAGCTCCAGTCACGGACCTGTCCGACTACTGCAAATGCGGCGTAGGCGACTTGAAAAGCGTTAGGGCTAACAGCTGTACCGTCGTCGGTGATGGTGACTGTCGCGCCACCCAGGGTGGCAGACACCTGCAGCACTCCAGTGCTGGCGGTGTAGGCAATAACGTAGTAGGTGGTCGCAAGGCTGAGTCCTGCGGGAAGTGTGCCTGTGCCTGCGCCGTTAGTTTGCGCGTTGATCAAACTAAACTGCACAGGATCACCTACTTTCAAGTTCAAGTAGGTTGCAACAGTGATGGTGTCTGCGCCAGTATCGACGTTAGACTCGGCAAAACTGCTGGTTGTGCCAGCAGGCTTGTAGTAGAGGGCACCTGAAGTGCCGGACAGAACGGTGGTGGCCATTGGTACGCCAAAAAATTAAGGGTCTCTGCGGGCACTGCCCGGCTTCTTACAGGTTAGCGACTATTTAAGTCAGCACAGTTGCTACATAGCCTGTGTCAATGCGGCCTACAAAATGTGGTGATTCATCAGTAGCTGAAAAAGTTGGCCCGTTTATTTCACCCACTTTTACGAAGACACCTGTAGTGGTTTTGGATGTGTTATTGATTGTTTCTAGTACGTCTACAGCAGTTGTTACCAATTCTTGATTACGGGCCGGACCACGCCCCTTTTCTGTAAACAGCCGGATTACTAACGCACCACGGGCATTATCCACGCTAGAGGTCAGCGTTGGTTCGTTGGTTAGGCCGAACGTGATGTTGACTCGGACGTACTCGGTGGTTGTATTTGGTGGAACGGCAGTGATGTTGTCGAAATACACCGGTACTGCTGGTACAAGATTGTTAAACGCCGTCAGTAGCGGGTTCTCCATTGATGCCCGGATCGCTTGGTAGTTCATTAACCAAACCCTCTTGCTTTACCAAACCTAACAAAACCCTTAGAAAAACCCTTTGAAACAGCTGAACTTAAAGCTCCGCCTGTACCAAATGTTGGCCACCAATCAAGTGGTGCAGAGCTTGAATTAGGCCCGTCACCACTTACCTGTCCACGAGTGCCACTTTCACTTCTTTTACCAAACTTTAAACTTTTAGTGGTTACTACGCGCTCTCCGAAATCTTCTGCTGGTCTTGCGTAGGGAACAAGGTCCATAGCCACGTCTGCATGTGGAGCTGTGTTTAGTATCGTGTATTGACCTGTTTTTTTAAATTTAGTTTTTGGTACATTTCTTAAATCATATTTGTAAAGACCTGTAGAGCTGCGTGCCTTACCTGGACCGCTTTCAGGAGTTACTACATACCAAGAGGAAGAAAACTCCCCTGAATAGGCTGGTCCTGCTGCAACGAGATCATTCAATATTTCGACACAAGCAGTTCTAACGCCCTCTACTGTGGCTTTTTCTAGGTCTTTTACAAAGAATTTAAGGTCTCTTTTAGCCATTACTGTGGCCTCACGATCAGGGTGTGGTACACCGGCTTGTCACCACGATAGGTCAGAATGTCGATGATCTTGGCTTCGCGGGTTTCACCTGCCTGCGGGTACTGCACACGGTCGGCTTCTGTTGGGTAATAATCGCCAAGCTCTTCCGTACCAATCAAAATCTTTACATCCGTGCTTTGGTACAAGCCTTCGGATTCGCGGGGCGTCAGGCGGCTGATGATGCCCTTTACCGTGACATTGGTGTCCGCTCCAGTCACAGCCCCTGTGGTGGGGTCGTAGGCGCGGGGTGTGGTGGTCTTGATATACGTGATGTCCTGGCCCCAGTCGTTGAAGATCTGGGCTGGAATCGGTGAAAAGGTGTCGTCTATTCTTGACATTTCATCCTCTAACAACGCGCACTTGATAACCCCCAGAACCGCCCAAGGTGAAGGCTCCGAGGTAAGACTGTAACCAAGGGTAGACATCAAAAATGTTGTTCACGGATCCAGTTGCCTGGCTATCTGTGTTGTACTTCACCTTTAGTTCGCCTAGCTCGACTTCTTCATACAAACCTTCGGTTCCGGTGTT